TCACAGATATTCCTGCTGGTATTCAAAGAGTTTATGCAATCGTAATTGGTGGTGGCGGTGCTGGTAGCACACAGACCACAGGCGGTGGCGGTGGTGGTGGAGCAGGAGGATACTCTGCTGGCTGGACTTATGTTTCAACTTCAGTAACTGTTGGCGCTGGTGGTACTGGAACAAATACTGCGGCTGCTGGCGCATCTGGTGGTTCATCTATTTATGGAATGGTTATGGCTGGCGGTGGTAGTGGTGGTTTGAATAGTGCTTCTGGCGGTGCTGCTGCAGGAGCAACAACTGCAACTGGTTCAACATCTACAATTTCTTATACTGGAGCATCTGCTGCAAATAGCGGTGTTACTGGTTATGCAGGCGGTGGAAGTATTGGTGTAGCAGCAGGCGTAGGTGTTTCTACAGGTGGCGCTCGTGGTTCAACTACAGCAACGGGAACACAAACTGCTGATTCTGGTGTTCGTGGTCTTATTTGTGGCGGAGGCGGTGCAGCAGGAACAACAGGAACAGGCACAGGTGGTGCTGGTGGTACTGGTGATTTCTACGCAGGCGGAACTGGTTCAACAGGAACAGGAATAACTTTTGGCGGAGGCGGAGGCGGTGCAGGATTTACATCTGTTGGCGCAAATGCTTCTGCTAACAATGGCGGTAATGGTGGCTCAGGCGGTGGCGGTGGAGGCGGTGCCTCAACTGGTGGTACTGCTGGTTCAGGCGGTAACGGCGTTGTTTATATTTACTACTAAGGAGTTCTAATGGCTATCAAATACGAATACAGTTCAGAGTGTTGCTCTCATTATTATATAGAAACTCGTAATAATGCTGATGCTCAGGTGGTTACTAAGTGCAATATCTGCGGTCAGGGTGAGTATGTAGAAACCAATCGCACAGAGATTGAAAGTATTATTGAACCTGTTTATCAGGCTGTTGTTGAGGAAACTATTAGTTCGGATCAAGAGTAATTAAATAATGGCAATCTATAATCAAAATATTGCCTATAACGATCCAAATTTTACTTATGATGGCGTTTCTAATGTAATCCCTGCTAGTCAAAGTGGCCAGCCAAATTACATTCAGCCAAATTTCCCTGAAATTATTGAGCCTGTAAAGATAACAGTTTCAATAAAGGTTGCAAAAGGAAAATCAAAACTAGGCAAGTTATCAAGTAAATCAATATCTCAAATTGATTTTTCTATCCTTGATGATGATGCAGAAGTTTTACTTCTAGTTTAGGAATTTATGCCATATTTAATATCTGATAAACAAAGTGATTGCGCTAATTGGGCAACTGTAAAAGAGGAATCTGATGGTTCTTATACAACTATCGGCTGCCACAGTTCCAAGCAAGATGCAATAGATCAGATGGTTGCGATTTCAATTGCTGAAGGATTAGAACCAGGCGGAGAAGTAAATACTCGCGCTGTTGATTTAAGTGTTCCTTCATTTATTAGTGCTAACGCAAAGCGTGGCCTGAAATATTACAGTGAAGGTTTTGGGGGCGATGGTTTAGTATCAGCCACCATCGCAGCAGCGAGAGATATGGCTGCTGGAAAAATAACAGAACCAAAAGTAAGAAAGATGGCTCCCTGGTTTGCTCGCCATCAAGTTGATGGTAAAGCACCTTCAAACAGTAATCCATCCGATCCAGGTTATCCAGGAGCAGGCTTAGTTGCTTGGCTTCTTTGGGGTGGGGATAGCAATTTTTCAGATAGAGCGCAGAATTGGGCGCAACGCAAAATTGATGCTCTGAATGCAGAAGCAGAATCAAGGAGAGAAATGAAAAAGATTGAACGCCGCACTTATACAGTAAAAGATGTGCAAGCAAGATCAGCAGAGGATGGCACAATGCGCCTTGCTGGTTACGCTGCCGTATTTAATGAATCAAGTGTTCCACTACCTTTTAAAGAATCAATTGCGCCAGGAGCATTTCGTAAAACATTAACTGAAACTCCTGATGTTAGATTACTTATTAATCATGAAGGTTTGCCACTAGCAAGATCAAAGAATGGCACATTAACACTTACTGAGGATGAGCGCGGATTATATTTTGAGGCTGAATTAGCAGATACAACTGAGGCCCGCGATATTTACAAACTGGTTGAGCGTGGCGATGTAGATCAAATGAGTTTTGCATTCCGAGTTATTCGCCAAAAGTGGAGCGAGGATCGTAGTCTTAGAGTTCTAACTGAGGTTTCATTAGCCGATGGCGATGTATCAGTAGTAACTTATCCAGCCTACCCAACTACAACAGTTGAGGCTAGAGAAAAATTAAAAGAAACATTAACTGCAATTAAAGAGGGTCGTGAAGTAACTGGCGACTCATTAATTGCACTTCAAGCAGCATTACAACAAATTTCTGAGGGTTATGACTACATCGAGGAAGTTAAATCAGCATTAGAACAAATGCTGGTTAATAATATGCCAGCAGATGAAATATTACCTGTTGAGGATATGCCACAAGATGCGCCAGATATGCCACAAATGGATTCATCTCGTAAAATATCTTTACGCCTAGCACAAGCAATAATAAATAACACAAAATAAATTTCTGTTGTAAAAATACAACAGATGAAGTCGGAGCGAACTGCGCACCCTTTAGCGCCGCGCAAGGTATCGCCACCACCTCAAAATCCAAACTAACCGAGGAGTTAAATTAATGTCTTTCCTAGACAAAGTAATTGAACGCCGCGATGCAGTGAAGGCAGAGATGGATGCAGTTCTTGAGGCAGTAGCCGCAGAGAACCGCACCGATCTAACTGCTGAGGAAACAGAGAAGGTAGATGCTCTTGTTGCCGAATCACGCTCGCTAGATACAAAGATTGAAAATCTAAAGACTCAGGTAGATGCAGATGCAAAGGTTGCAGAAGTTCGTGCAGCAGTTGCAGATGTAGCAATGCCAAAGTCTGGCGGTGCAAAGGTAATCCGCGAGGAGCGTACCTATACTGAGAATTCAGGAGCATCATTTATTAGAGATGCTTACAATTCACAATTCAAGCAAGATTTCAATGCTTCAGATCGTCTTGCTCGCCACATGCGCGAGGAAGAAGTTGAACGCCGTGATGGAACAACTGCAAACTTTGATGGTTTAGTGGTTCCACAGTACCTCACTTCGTTAGCCGCACCATTAGCCAGAAGTGGACGTCCCACGCTAGATTTTGCAACTAATAAGATTGCGCTAGGCCCAACTGGGATGACGCTGAATATTAGCCGCATGACCACTGGAACTTCAACGGCCATTCAACAAACACAGGCAACTGATGTTTCTGAAACCGATGCTGACGACACACTATTAACTGTGGACATCAGGACAATCGCTGGCCAGCAAGACCTAAGTAGACAAGCCATTGAAAGAGGAACAGGAATTGATACCTTCGTAGTTGGCGATCTAATTCGTTCATGGCACACCACACTTGATGCACAGGTATTAAATGGTGCAGGAACTGCTGGAACTATCAAGGGTATTCGTAACTCTGGTGGAAACGCAATTACTTTCACTGCAACAACTCCAACAGTTGCGTTATTGTATCCAAAATTAGCCGATGCACTGGCTCAGGTTCAATCAAATACATTCGCAACACCAACGCACTGGATTATGGCACCACGCCGTTTAGCATTCTTGCTAGCAGGCGTTGATGGTTCTAACCGACCATTAGTCGTACCAGCAGCAAATGGCCCAATGAATGCAGTTGCAACAGGTGCAGGAGTTGCACAATATGGCAACTCAGGTTACCAACTACTTGGCTTGCCAATTATTGTTGATGCTTCAGTTGGTCTAACCTATGGTGCTTCAACAAACCAAGATGAAATCTACTTGGTTGATTCACGCGAGATGCACTTATTCGAGCAACCAGGATCACCATTCTCACTTCGTTTTGAGGCAACAGGCGCAAGTAACCTAACTGTTAAAACAGTTGTTTATGGTTATGCAGCCTTCACCGCAGAGCGTTATGCGAAAGCCGCATCAATCATTAGCGGAACTGGTTTAGCAGCACCATCCTTCTAATTTAGAAGGCAATTAAGAACTGTTTAGGTGGCTTAACCTCCCCCGATTAAGTCACCTAAACTCCTAAGTAGTTCGGGGGAACTATGAAAAGCGCACATAAAGTAACAATAGGTTCTTGCGATTCAGGCCAAGTAAATGGTTCATTCGCATATACATTGATTCAATTAGCCCAATCAAGATCATCAAGATTAGGGCCGTTTGTAAGAGTTAAAGGTTCAGGATTACTTTCTAAGATTCGTAATCAAATAGTTAAACAATTTTTGGATAGTACAAAATCTGATTGGCTTCTAATGGTAGATAGCGATCAGCAATTAGGTGTTGCAACTTTTGATAAGTTAATTGATACTGCTCACGATTTAGATCGCCCAGTTGTAGCAGGATTAGTATTCGCTGCTTTTAATGACGGCAAGAGTGAATATCCAAAACCAGTTCCAGCAATATTCCAAGATGCACCAGAGGGATTCTTACCTCTCTATAAATATGATGAGAATAAAGTTTTTGAGATAGATGCCGCAGGTACAGGTTGCCTTTTAATTCACCGCAGCGTTCTTGAAAAGATGCGTGAAACTGCTGATCCTAGTATGGGTAAAAACTGGTGTTGGTTCTGGGATGGGCCAGTAAATGGCGAATGGATAGGTGAGGATTTACTTTTTAGCCGTCGTATTCGCTCCCTTGGATTTCCAATATATGTGAATACAGGCGCAATTTTGCCTCATCAAAAATCATATTGGCTAGATGATAGGCACCATAAATTATGGAAAGATTAAAAAAGATTTTTAACAAAAGAGTTAAACCTAAAGAAACGGCTACTGCCCAGCCGCAACTTGAAAGAGCGATTTTACCTAAAGCGGAAAGAAGGATAAAGCGTGGCAATAACTAACGGCTACTGCACATTGGCTGAATTAAAAGCCTCATTAAATATCACTGATTCAGTAGATGATACTGCTTTAGAGGCTGCTATTACTTCTGCTAGCAGAATGATTGATGATTACACTGAGCGCTTCTTTTATGTTAATGGAACAACTCAATCAACAGTAACTCGCTATTACACTCCAGTTGATCCTTATACAGTAAATATTGATGATGTAATAACAGTTAGTGAAGTTGCTACTGATGATAACTTTGATCGTACTTATGGAACTGTTTGGGCAACGAGTGATTATATGGTTGAGCCAATTAATAACCCAATCAAATCTTGGCCTTACAATAGAGTTTTAGCAATTGGTAGTTATATTTTTCCATATCAATTACCTCAATCACTTAGAATTAAAGGAATTTGGGGATTTTCAGCAGTGCCACCTGAAGTAAATATGGCTACTCTAATTCAATCATCACGATTATTTGGGCGTAGGCAATCACCATTTGGAATTGCTGGTAGCCCTGAAATGGGAACTGTTAGATTGTATTCTCGCCTTGATGCAGATGTTGAAGTTCTACTTCGCCCATTCCGCAAGAACGGCGGATTGGCTAAGTGATTCCAAGCAATGTTAGAGATGGTTTAAAAACTCGCCTTCAAACAATTAGTGGGCTTAGAGTTTATGATTTAATTCCAGATACTGTTAGCCCACCAGCAGCCATTGTTGGTCAATTAGATTTCACCTTCGATTTAAACAATGCGCGAGGTTTAGACCAAGCAAATTGCGATGTGTTGGTGATTGTTCAACGCCTATCAGAAAGAGTTGCTCAGGATAAGTTAGATGCTTTTCTAGCAGGAACAGGTGCTGGCTCAATAAAAACTGCAATTGAAGGTGATAGAACTTTAGGTGGAGCAGTAAACACGCTTAGGGTTATTAGCGCTGAAGGTGGCACTTATGAATCTGCTGGCGCTTTATTTCTATCTTATAGATACCGCGTAACACTTTATGGATAAGGAGAAAAAATGTCTTACACAATTACATCAGAATTAAAAGTTTGTAACAAAGTCAAAGGTGATACAATCACCGAAAAAGAATTGCTTAATGCAGGAGCCAACATCGAAGCACTAATTGCTGGCGATCACATTAAGGCAAGTGGGGGAACAACCAAACCAGCAATCCAAGAAGGAGCCAACAAAACATGGCAAGAATAGTTCTAACAAATGCGCAGATTACGATAAATTCAGTTGATTTATCTGATCACATCGCAAGCGTAACTTTAAGCACATCTAATGATGTCGTAGAAACAACAGGGTTTTCATCAGTAGCGGCTAGAACTCGTATTTCTGGTTTGTCTGATAATTCCCTAACTCTTGAGTTTCATCAAGATTTTGCAACATCAAATGTAGAAGCAACAATTTTTCCACTAATTGGAACCAATACAACAGTTGTTGTAAAACCAACTTCATCAGCAGTTAGCGCAACCAACCCTTCCTTTACATGCTCTGCGTCGGTAGTAGAATGGCAACCACTTTCAGGTGCAGTTGGCGAATTAGCCACCGCATCCGTTACTTGGCCAATCTCTGGCGCAATCACTAAGGCGGTTGCATAATGGCAAGAATTGTATTAACTAACGCTTCAGTTACTTTTGCAAGTACTGATATTTCAAGTTATGTAAGTTCAATAACTTTAAGTACTTCACTAGATGTTGTAGATACAACATCTTTTGGAAACACTGCACGAACTCGCGTAGCAGGATTAGCCGATAATCAGGTAACAGTAGAATTTTTCCAGGATTTTGCATCTGGTGCTTTAGAATCTATAATTTACCCAACAATTGGAACTTCTGCTGCAATGGTAATTAAGCCAGTAGCGGGAACTACAACTGCGGTTAATCCGCAATTTAGTTTTAACGCCTTGATCGCAGAATGGCAGCCGCTATCAGGTGCCGTAGGTGAACTAGCAACAGCAAGTGTTACCTGGCCAATATCAGGTGCAATAACAAAAGCAACATCATAACTAACTAGGGGGAAATAAAATGGATGGATTATCACTAAAGATCAAAACTAACGATGGTGTAGATAGCGTTTTTTCATTACGCCCACGCACCATCGTTGCTTTTGAGCAAAAGTTTGGTAAAGGATTAGCAAAATTATTTGCAGAGGATCAAAAGATGGAACACATCTATTTCCTCGCCTGGCAATCTTTGAAAGATAATGGCCGAGTTGTAAAACCTTTTGGCCCAGAGTTCTTAGATACACTTGAATCAGTGGAGATGATTTCTGACCCAAATTCAGAATCCACCGAGATAGCCTAACCTTTGCAATTGCAACGGCCTCGGTGGAGTTGGGCATCTCTCCTATTGATTTGATAGATGCCCCTGATGGTGTCTTAGAAGCAATGTTCGCCTATCTAAAGGAAAGAGCAAAGGCAAATAAATATGGCTGATGAGGTAATTGTTTTAACTGGTATTAAAGAAACGCAAGATGCCTTAAAACAATTTGATAAAGCGGCGGCTAGAAAATTTAACAAAGTAATTAATGACGCATTAACTAGCGCTGAAAGATCAGCAGATAACTTAGTAGTTCAATTTACTAATCCTGTTTATGGAACACCGATGCGCGGCTGGCGTAAAACTTCAGCCGCTAATCCAAGAACTCGCGGAGGCGCAGGCTGGCCAGCCTGGGATGTTTCCACAATTCAAGCAGGCATAACCAAAAGCCGTTCGCAGGGTAAAGTTCGTGGTGATTACACCACTAGCGCTGGTGCGTTAATTAATAAGAGTGCGGCTGGTGCAATATTTGAAGTTGCAGGCAGAACTGGCAACGCATCACGAAATCAATTTATTAGATATTTA